TTCCTCACATCTGCAATCATAGTAATCTGGATCTTGTGATTCTCCACAAACACTACAAGTGCTATCGTGATAATTCTGATAGCTTTCTAATTCCCAATCTAGATATCCCATTACTCAAAGAAGTTTAAAATGTTAAGTAATGTGCATTCAAACCCAAATACTGATGCTACTCTTGAAGATTCATTCAAAGTAAGATCTAAGCAGTATCTGTTATTTTGTAATGCATTGATTAGTGTAGTTGTTGAGATCGGATAGAGGATCATTTCCTGATCCAATACCTTAATCGCTTCTGGGCTTAACTTTTCGTATAAATTCATTCTGCAGGTATTTCTAGGTTCTCAGAAACAAACTCATACAAAGAAACATACGCAAGTTGCGTTATGCTCGTAATCTCTCCGAACTCGTTATCCTTCCAATCAGTAATGTGTAATGCTCTTACGATCTCAAAGCAGTCTGCATAGTAGATACATTCTCTGTCAATCTCTTGGTGAATCAAATCCCAAACATCTCCAGAATCACTCTGCTCAATAGTGTCTTTTAAATCTTCTAAAAATGCGTACTCATTAAATGTCTTCATCTCTCTATTATTAAATCCTTCTCTCTCTAATATCTGTTCTTGCCAATCTCTCATATTGAAATAAACACCCGTAAGGGCTTTGTTTTTATCTTACTTGGTAGTTACCTTTTTTTGATTCCTCATTGAAGTAATTTGTCCAATACTCTATGGCATCTGCAGTATTACTGCTTTTAATTGCGCTTGTTCCGTCTTCTTTTTCTGTAATCTTTACAAGTCCGAAGAAGTTTATTTCTACTTTAAGGGATTGGTTTTCAAACGATTGGTGTGTTGTAAAGTTCTTCATTTGGTGTTTGTTTGGTCGTTGGTTCGTTCCAACACTTCAAAGATAGACATAATTTTTAATTGACAAAGAATTTTAATTACTTTTTTTCATGATAGACTTTTCAACCTCATTCTTATCTATTTCATACTCCAGATAAGTGAGTGCAGTTCTTAGAGGTAACTCCGTTACTTTTTCAAATTGTAGGAGATCTCCTTTAGCAATCTGATGTACTGCTCCATACCATCCCCACTTTCTACTGAAGTTGGATTGGGCATCATATCCTTCCTCTCCTCCTTCTCCAAAGATTGCAGGAAAGTTATCTGTAAGTTGGTGGCGATACGATAAAAAAAAAGCAGACAACCTAGAAAGATGTCAGCAGATAGATCCTCAAACCCATTCCCATTATGCACCTCTGGATCATAATTCTCAATGCTATGCCTTCCAAACATCTTATTAGTGATAGGTCTATATAAGACTCCTAATATCCTCTCAGCGTTCTTATATGGCTCTTGTAGATAGGTATCTAGATCAATATACTCTCCCATAGATATATCTTCTATCTTAGGATGAAATCCATACTCCCTCCCCTTGAATTGGAATGTCTTTATCAGGTTAGGCTTCTCAGCCAATACCTCACCTATTTGATTTCTGATCAGATCCAGATCCTTCTTCTTCATTCCCTCCTGTTGAGCAGGAGTCAATCCACAGAACTGATATAAGGCTATCTCATCACCATTCTCCTCATTAGCCATAAGGATGAACTTCTTATATACAGATAACTTCACATCTGATAGATTCTCTGGAATCTCTATGCTAACGGATTGTGTATCTCCCATAATTAGGTTTGCTTAGTTTATTGTATACCCCATATCTCAATGCATCAATGAGGTGATTGTATTTATCCTCTGGCTTATTCAGTAGGTTTCCATTCTTATCCTCTAGCCATTTATAATTCTCCATCTCCTTCATGAGATTACTTCCTATGATATGGATCTTATATCTCTTCAGCATATCTATCCCTGCATTAACAGAGTCTGCTCCCTTCTGAGTAGGTTTAATGTTCCATCCCATTCTATGAAGTTCCTCTATACTCTTAGGCTCTGAGGAATCACCAAAGATCTCATCATATCTCCCTATCTCTAACTTCTGGAATTCTCTGTGCAGATCCTGATTCGTTAGGTTAGTTGAATATAGTAATTCCTGAAAGTAAAGGTTATCACCTTCCTGATAACATCCTACCAATGCACTAGGATCATTCGTGAATCCAAAGTCAAGACCAAAGGAAAGAAACTTAGCAGTTGCTGGAATCTGCTGGATCGTTGTGAATTGGAATACCTGTGCCCTATTCGTTCCTCTCTCACCTAATCCATAGACTCTCCAATAATGCTCATCTGTTTCCTTTAGTCGCTCTATCTCATCTATGATAGTCTGATCTAGGAATGGATTGTCTCTGTAAGTCGTTTGATAGAAGTCAGCATCATCTCTTGGTATTACCCTATCATAGATCCAATGGAATGTATCTGAAGGGTTGTAGTCAAGAATGATTCTTCCGTTGGTACGGAACACGATCTGTTGCCAATCCTCAAAGGTCAATTCATTAGCCTCATTCAGGAAAGCCAGATCTCTCTTCCTACCTCTGATCTTCTGTGGCTGATCCATAGATATGAACTCTACTAGATTGCCGTTTAGTATATACTCTGAATTGGATTTGTTATGATTCTCCTCTCTATATAGATCTGATCCTTTTAGGATATCTAAGAAGTCCCTCATGACTGAGGAACGAACCGCAGGAAAGGTCTTTCTAGCTATTGTAATAGTCTTACCTACATTCTTCCCACAATAATGAAAGATAATCCATAAGAGGATGTTGTAGGTCTTTCCAGAGCGAGTACCTCCCTGTTCTACTACTATCTTCTTATCTGATCTCTTAAGATGTCCGTAGACTTTATTAACTTGGATCTTGCTCATCCACTTCCTCTATCTCAAAGGTCTTCAGCCCTTCATGGGCTATCTCCTGTCTCTCAACATACCCTCTCTTCTTACCCTTAGTCTTTAGATAGAAGATTGTACTACTAGGATTCCCTCCTTTAATCTGCTGATGTAATTGTGATTCTGCAAAGTCTAGGGCAACATTAGATAGATCATCTACTGCATCCTTATACTTCTCATCTTCTCTCATCCATCTATAGTGAGTCTCTCTTGAGATACCTACTGACTTACAGGCAGATGTTACAATACCTAGAGATTTCTCTAAAGCATCAATCATTGCCTTTTTTGTTATGTCATTATTTGCCATATCGTTTCATTTCAAATGCTGCGGTTAATCTATCTCCAGAGCCTAACTGACCTACTTTCTTTTTCTTTAACTCTCCTTTATGTGGAGTATTTCTACCAAAGGATGTACATCTCCATCTATTACTCTTCTTCAACGCATATATCAAAGATGGTGCTGAAGTAACTATGGTATATCTCTGCTTCTGATCTTTAAAGTATTCTCCAACTGATTCAAGTAATCGTATTCCGATTCCTGCTCCTTGATAATCAGGTAATATAACCAATCTATGTACCTTCTTTATATTCTTTGCCTTTGGATGTGGGAAGTGCAATACACTAATAAATCCTGCTAATTGATTATTGACATACGCTAAGAATACATTTGCTGCATTGTTATGTGTATGACTTAAATAGTGATGTTTAGCAAAGACTTCCCATGACTGCTTATCTTTTGTATGGAATATCTGGAAGTTGATTTCTGGTCTATTTTTTTTTTGCCCTTCGTTATTACGAAAGGTCATGCTATCAGTATCAAATATCCAATCTGGCATCAGCCAATCCTCTACATCAAAATGACAGGTAACTGCTATGAATTGTTTCTTTGTCTTCCTTACCGCCTTCTGAACTGCAAATGAACCTATCTGAGCAACATTACGATCTACTACAGAAGTGAACTCATCAAAGACTATCATCTCCTGATCCTGTAATAATGAATTAGCAAGATCAACTCGCATCTTCTGTCCATTACTTAATGCTGAATACGGCTTTAACCATGAAGGTGGAGATGAGAATCCAACTGAATTAAACATAGCAGTGATCTGATCTACGCTCTTATCACTAGGCATATCATCTAGAATACATTCAGCAGAATAATCAAACTCTGTGATATATGAATCTGGAAATAATTCTTTTGAGATTGTGGTCTTACCTGTTCCTGATGAACCGACAATCAATCCTATCTGCCAGTCTTTAGGCATATCAATTGATCCTGTGAATCTCTCCTTAATATGATTTGATTGTAGATCAAACTTACCCATAACAGAAGCCACTCTAAATGACTGAACAGGCTTAGACTCTCTTATAATGTCAAAATTCGGCATTTGTACCCGTCTGCTATTAATTGATTATACATCTTTTCTTGCTCTTCTTCAGATTCTAAATCAATCTCAATCTTAAAGGATTGTTCTAATTGATCTGATAGATCCTTTTCATCTTCAACATCATTATCAATATCAAAGTTTGGTATATCAATACCCCAATCAGCTAACTGATCAACATTCCATTCATTAGCCAGAAGATCCCAATCCCATTCACCGAATGAGGAGTTATCCTTAATGATGAATTCCTTCTCTTGTTCTGGAGTAAGGTTATCTGCAAAGATGATAGGTACTTCTGTTAGTCCTGCTTCTTCACAAGCCTTTAATCTCATGTTGCCTCCTAGTACGATCATATCCTGATTCACTACTATAGGTCTGAGATCTAACATCTGAGGAAACTCCTTGATGCTCTTCACTAACTTCTTAAATTTATGATCCTTGATGAATCTAGGATTATCAGGATTAGGCAGTACCTGTTTAATGTTTACTCTTTCCATAATTATATAACCAATTAATACTCAACCAAGTTACGCAAAAACTCCCTCTCATGGGGAGCTAGTT